ACAATGGCAACGATAAATATTACGCTCAAATCTATCGATCTAAACTAGAAAACCTCAATCGCAGAGATGTGGATAAGCTACTTGTTAGGCTAAAGAAGTCTATTAAACAAGGATACGAGCCAGTTATTGAGTTGCTCGATGGTGAGATTAGAGATTTAGGTCAGGCCGAAAGCATATGGCAAAAGAAGATTATCGATGGATTAGTGCCGATTGAGCTAGATTGGGAAGCGCCAAGCGAAGAGCAGATTTATGCGTC